TCATTATCCATGAAGCACCAGTCTTTTCCGTATGTCACCCAGCCTGTCTTAAGTGCACCCGACGAATCGGCGAAATACCACTTATCCTTGGCTTTCACCCAGCCAGTGCCCATGATTCCAGATCTCGTTAATACATATTTCTTTTTTGCTGCTTTATCGTAATATACAGTATCCTGCAGCATTAAATTATAGCCTTCTGAATCGAAGCAGTACCAAGCTCCTTCGATATACTGCCATCCTGTAGCGTACTTGCCGTCATCCTTAATATAAGCGTAAGTCCATCCGTCTGGCGCGGTAGCATCTCCCCAGATCTGCCATCCCCTGATAACAGGATGGTAAGTCTTTGCCTTTACTAAAGCTCTGCAAGATTCATCGGCAAAAGTCTGAAGATCTGCGGAAGACTTATCAAAGTCCTCTACGATAGCCCCTACATTTTCAATAGCTTTGTAAGCTGGGGTATTGTGCTTGTCTGCATATAGCTTATAAGACAGCTGACGAAGCGGTCCATTTGACGAGAGCACAAAGTTCTTAGGTTCTAGGAATTCAAGCAACTGCTTACCATTTGCACTTGAGATGCCGTGATGACCAGTTCTTAGAGTGTCTATAGTGCCAGACTTCTTATAAATAACCTCTCCATATTTATAATCAATCATCGCAGATGCATCTCCGAGTATTACCGCATTGTGTAGCCCCTTGGTAATCTGCGTGATTATGGAGTTGTCGTTCTCCGTATAACCCTCTTTGTTGACAATACTATCTAGGTTGTACAGCGCAATATCTAGGTTGCCAAACTTAAAGCTAATATTGTCGCTATAGTCGCCCTTCTTCGTCATCGTTGCACCTATCTTAGAAAGTCCGCTCGTATCATCGGAGGTGATATCGACCATTGTAACCTTTGCCTCGGTTAGTTTTCTTGTAACTTCCTTAAAGTATTCAGCCGTCTGCCATGTCGGATCTTCATACTTAGGATCCCAATTTAAATATTTCTTATGAATATAAACGGTATCTGAGTCGAAGAACGGGTTCCCGTCGGAATTCTTCTCGTCAACCAAATCTATAAATCCACCTATGTGGTCTGAATGCGCATGCGTAGCAACTGCGAAATCAATATGCTTAACGCCTAGCTTTCTCATAAATTCCGCTACGGTCTTGCCATTACCACCCTGAGCAGCATATGGTCCATATTCGCTAGGGTTTGACGCATCGATCATGCCGAACTTGCCGTTGCTTTGAACGAGAGTGCAATCACTATGTGAACCATCTGTTGACGGAAGTGACAGATAGTATACCTTATCGCTCTCGGCATCCCATGTTGGGTTTTCGTCATCTGCGTTTACATTAATTGGACAAAATACGGCCAAAAAAAATAGCAACATGAGACTGCTACATATAAACGCCAGTATAGAGTTATAGTTCCTTCTTTCCATTTCAACCTCTCACTTAAAAAACATGTATCATGTAATAGAATAATTTTATATTACGGATGCTGTATTTTCAAGTATTTTATCGGTTAATGAAGGCTTCTCGCTTCCAATTTAGTCATCCTATATTTCCATAATTTTCTATTGATTGTCAGGAATAAAAAATGTTACCTACCCTATTTACACAGACTCTCATGAGTGATAATCTACAACTCATGCAAAATTACTATTAGAATAAAAGGAGGAACTGAACTATGAATCACGAAGAATCTTATTTTGATGGCGGACTATTTCAGCTTATTGGCTACAGCATCCTTGGTACCCTTATTACAACTGCAACTCTCGGCATTTGTCTCCCTTGGGCGTACTGCATGATTTACAACTGGGAGATTAAGCACACTGTCATAGAGGGTAAGCGCCTAGAATTTGATGGTACCGCTGTACAGCTATTTGGAAACTGGATAAAGTGGCTTCTGCTTACAATTGTAACTTTTGGAATCTATGGATTCTGGGTGAGCATCAAGCTTAGACAGTGGAAGACGATGCATACACATTTTGTCCTATAACTCTGTCCTATAACTAAAATTTATTTAAATGAAAAAGCCTCGAATCCGCCGATCAAAAGGCGTTTTCAAGGCTTTTACTTTTGGAGCTGCTGGCGAGAATCGAACTCGCAACCACTTCATTACGAGTTAATTCTGAATCGTGCATTTTTCAATATTTGCGTTGATTTTTGCAACACGTTTTATCAAATACGTTCTAATTCACATCCCCTTGGTTTTTTGGGGAGCATTTCTATGATTGTCATTCTTTGTTTGATTCCGTTTTTTCCGCCTAAACCTTCGTATATTTCAAATTGCGATTTTAAATTCTCGTATTCATCCAAATATGCAAAGCCGCGATTTATAACCTCATCACATACAGGTTCGAGTATGTCGTGGAGAAGCCACATCACACCTTTTACAAGGCACTCGTTAATAACATTTTCCTCTTTTTGTTTTTTTATCAAGTACCTTATGTACCCACCTAACATGCCGACAATTGCTCCAATAAGCAAGTTAATAATGGTACTCATCGCAGAGTTACATGCTGTTATCATCATTTGATATACACCTTACTTCCCTGGCGAGCGCAAATCCATCCTGATGGAATTCGCATCCAATCTCCTCGCATTTCTAAACAGGTTATCTGGGTACCTGCACGCAAGCAAGCTAGGCTTCCAGCGAGTGCGTGTCTCTTTCCGTCTGCGGTCAACTCGGAATATGCTCGCTGCCTATATCCTGTTCCTGGACCAGTTCTTACGCGCATATCAGAAATTAATTGGTACGTTCTACCTGCGGCATATGCGCTCGTGTTACTAGGTGTATATGTAGGCGCTGATGTTGCTCCTGATTTCGTGAGATAATCCATACAAACCCATCCACCAGCTCCTACGGATCTACCCCAGTTGCCGCTCATTTCTACAATTCGAAGCGGCGTGCCATTCGATAATGTAGTTATCCTAGCATAGTTTGTTCCGGGTCCTTTTCTTACATTAAGACCAACAGACGAATTAACATGATATAGCCCATAGTCTCCAGAGCTAGCGCTTTGCGGTGCTGTGCTTACTCCATCAAAATTCGGTCTCACAAACCCTCTTATATATCTGCCGTTGATAGGTACGCTTCTATATCCCACAACGGACGCTGCACCCTTGTTTCCTTCAATAACGGTAATCATTCCGCCACCAACAGATACGACCACGCCTACATGGTCTGGTCCACCTACGTTATCGCCATATCCGGAATCCTGCCAATCATACAGGATTAGATCTCCAGGACTCGGAGTGTATGAATCGCTTTCAAGCCATATGCCCATCTGCTTAGCTTTAGAAACCATTGTTCCACAATTTGCGCTGACCGGGATTAGATTTCCAATTCCTAACTCGTATGCCCAAGCGGACACAGACGCAGCGCACCACGGTGCAACATAGTTCATTGGCCAGCCATCTGGTTTATGCTGGTTAAAAATATCGATAAGGCGGCGATGTTTAGCTGAACCTCTAACCGCTCCGAGATAACTAACTGCCGTCTGTACGAACTGCTGTCTTGTTGCCATTAGCCTTTCGCCTCGCTTTCCTCTTCATCCTCGTTATCTTCGCTTGTCTTTTCCTCGTTGATAACCTCTTCATTTGTATTTGCCTCTATGACAGGCTGTTTATTTACATAGTTATCAACATGCTGTACGTATTCGTTTATTTTTTTAGCTTCCTTTAAGTAATCCAGCAACTCTTGTGATTGCTTCGCCTCTTCACTGTAGTTGTGATTGAAGTAATGATTCACCGCATACGATATCGCAAATGCAATTACATATGCTACCTTACCTATCACTGTGTCGCTAATTACTGGGACATTAACCCCAAATACCATTAGTACAGCGATTACACCTGTGATGATCATTGCAATACCATCTCTTAGCTTAGTTCTTTTGTTTTTATCCATATGTGCCTCCTACACTTTCTATAAATTCTACTTTAGTAATTTTAAAAGAAATGAGGCTGTCATTTCGACAGCCTCAAAATCTACCTTCTTTTCTTCTTCCTTTTATTCCTTGTAGCGTATTTATAGCTCCTTTTAATGACAGCATCTGCGGTATACTTGCGGTCTCCTGGATAGAGAGCTTCTATTTTCTGCGCATATACTCTTGCCGTTTCAATGTCTCCACGAGCAAGAGCCTTGTTGATATATGGATAGTAGCTATATCTTATGCTTTGTTTTGCACTATACAGCACCTCTTCACGCTGAAAATCGGTATTTGTTGGGTCTATGCGTTCTATCTTTGCGAGTTGTTTTTCAACCTTTAAGTTATTTTGAGTTTTTAAACCATCAATAACCCCTTTGAGATATTCCTTTCGTATCCACTCTTTCGATTTTTCCATAGCCACATCAGAGGTGTACTGCTCGCCTTGAACATTGATATTCATCTTGTTAAATTTGTTTGCAAACTTTTCAGCCTCTTCAACGTTACCTTTCATGAGGGCATTTTCAATCTTCTTCAATTGATCAGTCTTCACCTTATTAATACGCTGCTGCAAATACTCCTCTGCATCTAACATGCTATTTCTCGCTGCAAGACTCTTTGCAAGTTTTTCAGCCTCTTCATTCTTGCCTTTCTTGATAAAGTTATCCATTTCATCATTATGGTTTCTCTTAATGCGATTAATCGTTTCTTTATCGATTTTCTCTCTTGTGTATTCTTTATCGTTTTCAAGAATGTACTTAGTAGCCTTTTCTCTTGTGTCACTATCGTACTTTTCGGAGTCGGTCGCAATTTTCTTAAAGGAACTTTTGTTTCCTTCATATGTTTTCTCAATTTTTGAGAAGTCCATCAATAAGTCTTGCTTTGTATTTGCACCAGTGAAATAGTCGTGTATTGATGCTATATATGCAAATGTGCCCTTTAAATCCCTATATACTACATCTACAGGAAGTCCAAAAAACACACCTGCAGCATTAGCAACCTTTTCAAGTTTTGTAACTAGACTATTTTTAGGATCTATGCATGCCTTATACGCGTCACTAATTTTTACAAATAGAGACATATCTAGTCTTGATGGCGTATATCCTTGTAGTGCTGACTGGATATCCTTTCCTACAGGTAGCATAGCTATAGGATTTAGTTCCCCGAATAGATTTCCGTCTATATGGAGTTTGTTTTCCCCTAGAAGCGCATCGAAAAATCGTTCAACGAAATTCTTGTCCTTTTTATCATCGTCCGCTATGTGTCTTATTGCAGCATCATAAAAAGATTTCATAACCGCCATTGCCGACGCCGACGATATGAACCAACCAAACTGTTTTGCGACTAGCTTTCTAGCTTCTGATACATTGCCCTCATCATACATCTGCTTTGCAATTTGCGTATTGGTGATGAACAGCGACAGCGTTTTAGTTGGCTCTGATAAGAATGCTGTTAACACTGATGAACCTACATCCTTTTGCCTCATTAGTTCGGATCTTGATAGTACAGAGTCAAATACCTGAGTTCTATACACAACTTCTCTAAACTGTTCATTTACTGCTTGCCAGTATCCCTCGTCCCCTTCATGGATATTCATTGTGTCTTCAACTTTAAGCTTACAAGCACCCCAGATTTTACCCCATGTCATATTATCAAGGAAACCGTACATATCAAGTGTTACTTTCTCTAGTTTATTTTCCTTGTTAATCATGGCATTAGTAAGACTTGGTCCCACATCTGTTGAATAATAGCCTAGGTCTTTCCACACAGCGACACCGGAGTGTTGCTGCATTTCTTTTACCGCATCGCGTGAATACTTGCTCCTAGCTAGATATTTTGGATTTATCACAGCGGACGCTCTAACTATTGACATAGGCTGCTGCATAGCCACTCTTCCGTTGGCTGCAATTGCAGCACGCTTTGCCGTTCCTATAATCTTGGTTGTGATAGGCATCTCGCTTTTTGCGATATTACCGTTTACGTCCTTTAGGAATTTCTCTATGTATTCGTTAGCCTCTCTACCATATGCGCGTTCGATTGCCTCTCTAACAGAGCCTTTAATTATGCCATCTTCTCCATACCCTCTATAGTTCCATACATTTTCTAGGTCTTGTAGTGGCATAGATAGTGCCTGGTACGCACTCATAGCGCTTATATGGTTTGATGCGACACTTAACACGTTATCTAGTACAACCGCATTCTTTGCTGACGGTTTCGTCTTCTTTGCAAATCCTGGATTGATAATTTTAGTTACCGCTGCCTCTTCAACATTAGCATCTACAGTTTCTCTTGCAATTTTGATAGGGAAATAGTTTTCTTCTGTAAACTTGTTGTATCCCCATACTTTCATGGATACTTCATTTCCCCAGTCAGAAACTGTTGTATTTAGATAATGCTGAATCATCTTCGCGCACTTTATTTCTTCCGGAGATAAGCTCTTAACGATGTTTATAATATCACCACGCGTTATCTTTTCTCTCTGCATGGAGCTTTTTCTTAATACGGTATTTTTGCCGAGTTTCTTCGGTTTAACTTCTGCAGTCTGAATACCGCCAGTAAGAATGTGTTCTAGCGCCTGCTTTCTTTCGCTGAGAAGGAATAGTGTTACCATCTGCCCATGAGTTAGGTTTAAGGTTTTCCCTGATTCCAGCTTGAAGGATTCTACTTTTGAATCTTCCCAGATAGTATTAAATGTATCTTCTCCTACAGCCTCTTGAATTCTCTGAAATTCATTTTGGGCGCTCTTAACATTCATAGCGTGATCATCAAAGCCGATCGTTATCTCTTTAAACAGTTTATTGAGAGTGCCACCCAGTACAGCAAATCTATCTGCCGGATTAATATTTCTCGAGAATATAAACTTGGATGCAGCACTAGCTCCACCAGCATAGCGATTCTTTTCTGCTTTTTTGCTGAGTTCACTAATTACCGCATTTCCTGTTTCGCTGATTGTTTTGTACTGGTCATACTTAAGCATATCGTTATGCTTATTTATAATACTGTCTAGACCTCTAATAACATCTCTCACGCTTTCGATGGTGTCTGCATCCATATCGACAAGCCTTGATTCTTTTAAAGCCTCAAGAACTGAATCAATTTGATTCATAAAATCTTCGTCCTCAACAAAACTAAACGTACTATCACCGTCGTTCTTTTCTTCAAGCACCTTGCGATATTCGTTTTTTAACTCCATGAAGTTTTCATAGGTCTTGTTATATCCGTGCGTTTCATAGAACGCGTCGCCACGATCTGTAGAAAAATCCATCTCAGATAGAACCTTTGCGATAGATTTCCTAAACTCTTCCGGCATGAACTGCGTATTGGTAGGTTTTAACAGCTTGTTTGATAATTTGTTAGAGTACCACTTAATGCTATTAATCGCCTTGCTCTTTCTATTCAGTTCGCTGCGCTCTTTTCTTAAATCTCGCTTTAGCTCGTTTACTGACTCTCTTTCTTCTTTGATAGCGCTTTCGAGTTCTTCTATAGCCTTGTCTTTTTCTGCTATTTCATCTGCATGTTTCTTTTCTGCTTTCTGCCTCTTTATAGTCTCCCTTTCTTTTATTTTGTTTCTTGCTTCCTTTACAGCAGCTTTAAGTTTCTCCTGCTGTTTATCTGCATAGGTCATTTCTGGCTTCATAGAAATTGCGCTATCTAGTATTAATTCCGTGATATCACTAGCAACGTTTTTATATTCACCATTAATTAGACCGTCTGTCTCTGCAGATGTTTCAACCATATCTACAGCGTTACACAGGTTCTTTACAGCCTCTTCTGCATCTGATGCATCTGATGCGAATAGTTCAGGGTATTTCTCACCTAGTTTATTTTGGAAGAAGTCATATACCAGTTCAGCAGGCATTGTATGCTCGCTATTGATATCTGTTGTAAATCTTAACGCATGGCCGTATCTAGCCTTTAACTCCTGGTAATTTAGTTTCTTTGCCAATTCTGGAGAAATATAAATTTTACCTACACTGAGTAGATCTATTACTTGCTTCTTTGTTTGAAGGTTTTCCTTTATATTATTCTCGTTCGAGTTAAGGAGTGCATTTGATAACCTCGCAGCTGCAGAATATGCTGCACTAGCGTTCGGTGTTGCCTGGTGCACGGCCGACCAAACCTCTTCATAGATTCTCGTAGCATCTTCTGCCGGCAACTTTGAGCCTGTGTCATTAATCAGCTTGTTTATAAGCTTCTTTGACTTTGCTTGCTCTGGCTTATCCATAGCACTTCTTTTCATGCTAGCTTTTAGCTTACTAATTCTTGCCTCTTGCTTATCTGCATAAGTAACGATAGGCTTAATCTCGCCAAGGCTAGCTTCTAGATTGGCTTTAACATCCTTTATTAGCTCATCTTCGTATTCAGCAATTTCTTTTTCGGTGTACTGAGTTAGGTTTGCACCGCCATCAAAAAGATAAACTTTATTATCTTTTACCGATGCATACTCAGCAATTGTAGCTAGAGCTGTAACAAAGTCTGTAACATCGTCTAGACTTCGTCCGTCAACCTTGATAGTATCTCCGAACAGCTCGCTCATTTCAGACAGCATGTCATCAACAGGAACGGCATATTCCATTCTATCGATGTTCTTATTAAGTTTTATTTTGAAAGCACCATCGATATAATCTTTAAACTTTCCAAATGTGCCGTATCTATTCTTGATTTCTGTTTCTAAATCTTCATCGATAGAGATAGTCATATTTTTGAGATATCTCTGTATATCCCTTATTTCTGGAGATACGCGATTAGTCTCATAGGTATTTTTAACAATTTCTCTTGTTATTTCGTTTAATAACCTCTCTTTCGTTGCATCATCACCTGATTTAGCTGCTTTATAAAGATTGTGATAATCAATACGTAAATCTTCTGCTTTTACATCTGAACCGACCTCTGTTATTAGTTCTTTTAGGTAACTAACAACAGATGACCTTTTAGGTATGGTTCCCTTTGTTTTAGTCTGATTTAGAATCAGTGCATCGATTTTCTTGTTAAGCTGCCTGATAGTGTTAGAATCAGCTTGCTGATTGTTAGGGATATCGAAGATACTATTTTTTCTCTGGTATTTTTCCTTGACCTCTTCGTTGTTTTGTGATAGATTTACACTATCAATACCAACATGGGCGTTATTTTTACTATCTTCATTGATAGCTTGCCAATGTTGGTCTTTTTTTATTTTTTCGAATTTAATGTTGTAAATAAAATCCCCATCAGTTCGGTTTTGCACATTAATCAATAATTTATACGGCGTTTCTCCTATTACAATTTCTTTTTTGTAGTACTCCCATTTGATTACATTTTTATGTTCCTTCTTTTCATCTCCAGGTCTTATGTATTCCGAATTCTGTAACAGTTTCGATAAATCCCCTTCATAGAATAGATTCACCTTTTTATTAAATGCATTAATCGACTTTGTTTGTTTGTCACCGTAAAAATTCTTTCCTGCAAAATCCTCATGTGGCTTAGCTGTATACTTTCTACCTTTGCCGTTATCAAATTCAACAGTTAATACTTCTCCGTTTTTAAATCTCTCCGTTAATTCTGTTCGCTTTTCTTTTTTTGTGAGCTTTTTCGTTTTGCTAGAAATTGAGAAAACATCTCTACCCTCTGAATCCTTACCTTTATACATGAATTTGATTTCATCATTATTATTAACAGCCTCTTCAAATTTATCTATTTCAGGATTCATTAAAGCATCAGTCCACATCTCTTGTGCCTTTTCCAGAATTCCTAGTTCTTCAAGCCACTTACCGCGGTATTCCCCTTTTAATGCATTGATAGTGTTTTTACTCAATGTGTTTAACTTATCTACCGTAGACTTAATAGCCTTGAGGATTGTTTCTCCAAGGCTTCTATTTTTTTCTACAAGTGTTTTAACTGCTGCTTCTGCATCAGCATCGCCCTTCCAAAAAACATCTGTAGCATCCGCTAGCAATTCATCTTCTGCTTCGGCACGTGATATGTCCTTGTAGTCATTCATGTATTTGTTGAGTTTATTTTCATACTCAGCAAGATTTGAGTTATAGAATTCATCAAGCACATACTTTTTAAATGCTGCATACTGCCTAGGTGAATTAACCTGGATATGGTGTGTTACCTCATGTTTTAGAACATCGATAACTGGGCTATCTGATTTCATGGAAATATGGATAGTTCCATTCTTGTAATAGCCGTTTACTTCCTTATCTTCGGAGTCTTTGATATTCTCTTCAAGGGATATTTCAACTCCAAAAGACTTAGCGAGTGTTCTGTACGCGTTAATCATAGAACTACTCATGCTCACGTTCTCACCAAGTGTTACTCTTCCGGCTTTAAATCCTATCGGTAGCTTTGACTTCTTTGTAATGATGTTGTTATCTTCTCTCTCGGCTTTTCCTATCTCATATATCTTTTTACGGATATCTGCAGGTACTAGCTCACTTTGGAATATAGCCTTGTCAAGATTCTTGTAGTCTAATCCTCTTCTTCCAGAATCGTAGAAGTAATTAAATGCGTGTGCATAGTTTATAAACTCTTCGCCTTCCTTCACATTCTTTGCGCCTTCGTCGAACAGTTTTTCTATTTCTGGATTTGTTTTCATGCCAATAGATGCTAGCATTTCTTTTTTTGCTGCATCCTTTGCTTTCGGCAATATTTCTTCAACGTTGCTCTCGTATCTCGCTTCCATGAAAGAGTTTAGCTCTTTCTTGAAGCTCTGCGTTTCTCTAGCACCGCCCATTATCATTCCATTGTTCATTCTAGGCAGCATTCCTACGTTTAAATCCTGCGTTGTTTCATTCTGGATTAATTCAAGAGCTGGATTGTTGTCTACCGTGAATAGTACATTTTCTACATCTGCACCGCTGCCTGTTCCCTCTAATATCCTAGCTACCGGGAATGATAGTTCATCAATAGTCTTTTTAGGAGTGTCTGCATCCTGTAAGTACTTCCTAACTTCTTTTTCTCTGTTCGCAACTTTTTGAGTTAAAAGCACGGATGCTTTTTCCCTATCATATTCAGTGTTTAGTCCTTCTTCGGATCTGATAATAAAACTACCGGATACATTCTCTGCGCCTCTTATGCGCGATTTCTTTGCTGCGCTTAAAAGCATCTGATCATGCTCTGTTAGTTCTCTTCCGGATTCAATTTTATTTTTTAAATCTAAGATAGCATTATTTAGTACTTTACCGCCCTTAAGTCTATTTTTATCAATTGACTTAGCAAAGTTGTTTGCGCTGGACTTTTCGGACATAGCAAGACCTGCCTGCAGTATTTTTTCTTTATCTTCTGCAGACAGTTCAATATTCATATTTACTCCGCTAGGACCCCCAACAATACCGCCTATTGCTGTACCTACTATTCCTTGATAAACAGCATCCGCAAGGTAGCCTGTAGGATTCTCTGCTATTTTCTTAAACGCATCTGGGTCATAGAACCTATCTGATATTGGCTGGAGAATCGCATTCATGAATTCTTCTACACCTTCGGTTGATGCAGCTAGACCAAGCTTAATTGCTTTGTATCTTATCTCGTCAGCAGCGGTTCCCTTTGCGAATCTAGCAGCCATTTTGTTAGCAAACTTTTCAGCACCATTATCTAAGAGTCCTCTACCTGTAGAGTTTCTCATGATATTTGATGTACTCCACATTTTTTCAGTTCCAACATTGATTCCTGCGTTTGTTAATCCTGTGCCCCACTGAGAATATATACCAGCGCCTGCAGCTCTCGCATCTCCTGCGCCTTGCCCGAACGCGTTTACGCCCATTACAGGTAGTATTCCTACACCTGTAAATTTGCCTACAGCTAAATCAGCAAGGAAACCTAGTGTTCCTTGCGCAATATCTATAGCAAACTTCTGACCAGCGCTAGGCTTTTCAATCACGCCCTCTCTTGGTTCGTTACCCTTGTTGTCTTTTAAGTATAGTTTCCTCTTGAACTTACCTGCTTTAGTGTCATACTGTAGTTCTGTTTTATAAATACCTGCCTCTTTCGCCATGTAGTTAAGCGCTTCGGCTTTTTGTCTAGTTTTTTCTACGTATTTATAGAATCCGCTAAATGCATCTCTAGCATCTTTTGACAGTTTGTCAGCGTCTAGCATTCCATTCTTGATGTATCCTAGTTCGCTGTATCTCTGTAGATCCTGGTGCATACTCTTAGGATCGAGTGTAGGTGTTGAGGTAACAGTCCACGCTGCATTAAGTAAGTCAGATTTTTTAGATTCAATTAAGCCTTTAAGGGCATACAGCGCACGTCTATCCGAATTATTATTTACACCTGCCATCTGTGTATTGTTGAATATATCGTTCGCACGCCTTACAGGGTCTTTGCTTACATAGTGCTTATTATCTCCGTAGATAATTTTCTTTACTGCTTTTCTTGCAGCTGCTCTTGCCTCTGCAGGTGTATTTCTTCTAAACGCTATAGGAGCGTATCCCATTCTGGCAGCCTTTTTATACGTTTGAGATTTAACCGACTTACCTTTTTTAGCCTTACCTGTTAAAATCCCCTTCACCGCATTCTGGGCAATTTGAGCAGCAACACTAGGAACATATGATACAACCTGTGTTGATTGCTCTTGATAACTTCCACCTCTTCCTTTTCTTCCTTTTCGGCCGCGTCTACCGCCCCCAGAGCGCCGACCTGCTCTAGAGGCTGAGTCTTTTTTTAACTGATACTCTCTTTCCCAGTGTGAATCACTCACGCTGTCTCTTCCCTGCTGATAGTTAAAGTTTCTCTCCCAGTGACTATCCGACACATTGTCTCTCTGCTTTTGATAATCAAAATTCTTGTCCCAATGTGAATCAGCGACGTTATCTCTCTGCTTTTGATAATCAAATGTTTTATCCCAATGTGAATCAGCGACATTGTCTCTTCCCTGCTGGTAATCGAAGTTCCTCTGATCAGTAAATCTACTATATGCTGAATCATCTAGTGACTTCATGGTTCCAAGTAGATTTAAGCCGTAATTTCTATCTGCGTTAAATCTGTCATATGCTAAACGTTCAAGCTCTGGTATCTTATCTGTTAAAGCTTGATTGTACTGATTTTGTGCCTGTGCTGCTGCGCTTACCGCGTAAGAACTTGCCCTACCACCAGTTAACGCTGCTTGATTGGCTAGGGTGTTTTCATTTGCTCTATCCCCAAGCCTTGCATATTCTTTAGCAAGCGCTTGATATGACACATCTGTCATAGGATCGTACTTGAAATTAGCTGTGTTATCCTGCGCCTTCTGAACAAGTGCCGCAATTTGTTCACTGTATGCACTTTTGAACGGATCTTTGTTTGCCATGCTGCCTCCTGTTTTGGTTTATATTTTAGTTTTAACTTTAGTTTTAACT